GACAACTGGCTCATGCTCCAATTTGGCGTTGCCAAAGAATTGGGCATGAGTCTGTCCGAAGTCCGCACCACAATGACCGCCGAAGAACTCATCGGCTGGAGCGCCTACTTCAAAATCCTCAACGAAGACCAAGAAAAGGAGATGGAGAAAGCCCGCCGGCGTCGTTAAACTGAGTACGTTAGGTCTACACAGGGTCGATGGCTTCATATAACGCCCGCATTGACTTTAGTGCTGACGCTAAAAAAGTTGAACAAGCTATTGATCGTATAGAACAGCGACTTAACCGTTTACGCGATAAGGCGGCAAAAATTTCTTTAGGTGATGTAGGTGGTGGCGCGATAGATCAACAAAAATTACTTCCTCCAGCTAGCAAATTAACCAAATTTGAACAAACAACCAAGGCTATAGCTGACTCGGCAAAAAGAGCGTCTACTGCCCTTAAGGGGCTCGCAGTTGCGGGTGGTGCCCTTGCCGGCGCAGACGCAATAAATGCTCTTGGTAAGTCATTAGAGAAGGCGTCTGTTTCTATCGATCGCTTTGGTCTAAGTGTTAATACGCCGATACCTGCACTTAATCAACTAGGCGCAAATTTAAGGGAAGCAACAGCGGGTATAGAACCTTTTGTCCAAGCACTACAAAATGCTGGTGCAGGCGGGCTAACTACTGCTGCTGGTATTGCAACAGCTACAACCGCTTTTGTCGCATTTGAACCGGCGATAACGGCAGCGCTAGACAAATTAAAAGTTTCAGAAAAACTGTTTAGACTTTTATCTCCTGCAATTAAAGACACTGAAGTAAACTTTGACGGGTACATAAAAAAGGTCCGTAAAGCCACAGATGTGGTAAGTAACTTACGAGAAAGCCAAAGGATTATACGCCGTGAACTTGATAACGTAAATTCAAGCACTGAAGAAGCCGCTGATACAGCCGGGGCATACGTCCGTGTAACGGAGCGGTTAAATGATCAGCTGCGTGAGCAAGCTAACCTTTTGCGTCAAGTAAGAGGATTTACGGTTGAAAATGTTGCAACAGGCGAAGTTAGAACACTTACCGAACTTGAGGCAACTAAAGGCCGTCAGTCAATCGCAACTAGACAAAAAGCGGCAGAATTTAGAGGCGAGCAATACAACCGCGCCGTCGAAGTAGCCAACTCTTGGAAAGAGTTTTTCAAAGAAGCAGACGAAATAGCCACCAGTTTAAAAGAAGAGGCTAAGAAGACCAAAGGTGAGCAGTACAACCGCGCGGTGCAAGTCAGAAAATCCTGGAACGAATTCCTTAAGGAAGCGGACGATATAGCACTTCAACTAAAGTCAAAAACTATTGTACGTGGGCAGACCGTCCGAAATAGCTGGAACGAGTTTTTTGTTGAAGCAACAAATCTAGCAGAGGAGTTGCGTCAACAAACTGCGCGTGTTTCTTTAAGGGAACAAGAGCGTAAAATTAAAGTTCAAGAAACAATTTCAAGAGGACGCTCTGTCCGCATAGCACGAGAACGCTCAGAGTTTCTTACTGGCACGTCAGGCAATAAACCTCTTGGTCCCTTACTTGGCCCAGGAGGGGCAGGTTTTCCTGTAGCACTTCCACTAACAGCGGCGGAAGAAGCTGTACTTCAACAAAAAAGAAGGGCAGCAGAATTAAGCGGTTTACAGAAGAATCTAGCAAAGCTTGCAGTGGCTGAAGCAGAAGCTAGGCTTGATTCGGCACGAGCGGCTGCCCAACAAAAAGGTGAAGAAAAGGCACTATTAAGAATTAACGATGAACAATTACGGATTTCAAAGGAAGCCACGTTACTTAAAGATAAACAATTACGGATTTCAAAGGAAGCCACGTTACTTAAAGGAGACGCGGCATTCAGCCCTATCAAAGGCAGAGAAGACATTGAAGGTAGCCCTAAATTTTTAAAAGCCCGTGCAAAGCGCAGAAAAGAAGCCCTTAGCAACGCGATTATCGGTGGAGCGTTTCCACTTCTATTCGGCCAAGGTTTAGGCGCTGCAGTGGGCGGCGGCGCAGGTGGCGCGCTTGGCGGTTTAGCAGGCGGCCAATTCGGCTTCGGCCTTTCCTTGGTTGGTACTGCTTTAGGCACTGTTTTTGACGGGCTAGTCGATGGCGCTAAAAGACTCGGAAAAGCATTAAATCCATTAACGGCGGATGTTAACGCTATTGTTGAAGCTACCGGACAAACCGATACAGTTTTAGGAAAACTACTGGTAGCTTATGGAGACCAAGATAGAGCAGTTGAACTTTTATCAGCTACAATAGGCAAAAAAAGTGTTACAGATTTACGTAGGTATGGAGAAAATGTAACAAAACTTACGCAAGAATTTTCTAAATCTGTGACTCAACTACAGGTAGCATTACTTCCTTTACTTAACAAAGTAACCAAATTTTTAGCTAGTCAAGCACGAAATACAAGGCTTGACCAAGCGGTATTTCGGGGTACTTTTACAGGGGTAGAGTTAAACACAGCGTTTCAAAATGATCCCGAACTCATAAAAGCCGTCGAAAAATTTAACAAAGGGTTAATTAGCGAAAAAGAACTCGTGTTTTTAGGGCGTAGAATAGCTCTCCAGCGTGAACTTGGGAAGGAGCTTCAACTAGAATTACAGCTTCGCACAAAAGCAGTTAACGAGACCGCTCGTTCAGTTCAAATTGAGCGTGGTCGTTTAGCTTTGCAGGCTATCGGTGACAATCCGTTTAGTCAGGCAAAATTTGAATTACAGGAACAAGTAGCTTTACAGGAAAAACTTATACGAGATCAACAGCTTTTAAGCGAAGCTAAAAAAGATCCACTAAAAGCTGCGCAGCTACAAAACAATCTAGCATTGAGTCAAATTAAGTATGAGTCTGAACTTGCGGTAATCGCTAAAAACAAAACTGCGGCTGAAATTAAGGGTATAAATGAGCGTTATAGACTGACGAAACAGTTATTTTCTCTTGAAGGAAAAGCTGTAAACGCTAACCTGCAAAGACTAAATGATTACGCAAACGTATTAACACGCCTCAATAGTGCGCTTACATCTAAAATTAGCGCCGCAGAACTTTTAGATGAGGCCATACTAGAAACCAGTCTTGTTGGCGGACTTGAGATTGACAAAATAACCACACAAGAAAGTGGAGTTATAGATGCACTAAAAAGAAAAATAGGCGACGGAACAAACCTTGGGTCGTTAGACGTTCAACGTTTTGCGGAACTCCAGTCAGGAGTGCGTTCGGAGGAAGAAATAAGAGCGATAGATGAACGTTTTGATACGCTTAAGAATGTAGCAAAATTCGAGGCTAAAGCAAGGACTAGTATTTTAACTATAAGAAAGGAAGAGCTAATTGCGCAAGAACGGCTAGAGCAATCCCAACGACGTGCCGCCTTCGCTACGGAAAAATCTACATTAGAGGCGCGTATAAAAAGCCCGTTTGGCGGCGACAAATTCGAACAAGATTTACTCGGCATCGAACAGTTAAATAGAAGAACTAAAGAATTAGGTGAGTTACAGGCAGACATAGATACAAAAGAAAGGGCGGCCAATAAACTAAGGGCACTTGGCTACTTAGACACAGCAGATAGGGTAGATGTGGAAGCTAAAGCCCTGCGATCCAGGCTTACACTACGCGAACAAGAAATAGCGCAGATTGAAGAATTAGAGCTAGCACAACTTAAATTGGCGCAGACAGTAGAAAATGTTTATGGCTTTGTGGGGCCTGCTGTTTCTTCACTTATCGGCGGTTTCCAAGAAGTTATTGCTGGAACGAAATCTGTTGAAGAGGCATTTGCAGATTTCCTCAAAACAATTGCGGACCAGTTGCTTCAAACCGCCGCAACGATGATTGCCCAGTACATAGCCCTCGGCATTGCAAAAGCCTTTGCATTTGGCTCCTCCCCTCAAACACCTTCATTTAGTGAAGGGCTTGGAACGGGACTGCCACTATTTGGCGACTATACAGGGCTTTCAGGCAAAGCGAATGGCGGCCCAGTCAACGCAAATCAGCCATACATCGTGGGTGAGCGTGGCCCTGAGTTATTTGTACCGTTCCAGCAAGGCAGCATCACATCAAACGAAGCCTTGCAACAAGCTGCAACAACCCAAGTACCTTTTACTCGTAACGCCGAATCTGTAACCCAGGCTCAAGAAACAGCACAAGCAATGCGAGCAGCCGGACCAATTGAAGTGCGCTACGAATCAAATGTAATCAACGGTGTGGAATACGTTACAGCAGAGCAACACCGCAAAGGTATGGCGCAAGCTGCTGAACGAGGTCGTAGCTTGACCATCCAAGCACTGCAGAATAGTGTCAAAACTAGGGGACGAGTAGGGCTATGAGCGCATACGCATTCGTCAATTACGCACGCTTTAAAACGCAAGACGATCAATACACAGGAGTGGCGTATCAAAATTTCAGCATCAATGAAACTCGAACCTATGACGGCATAACCTACAGCTTTGCTCCTTTTGGCGTTACTTCTGGTGGTGGCGTAAGAGGTGGTGATCGTTCCAGCGCAAATCTGGTTGCTGGAGCGGACGCTTTATCTGTGAACCTATTTGCCGAGGCAGTACGTCTTCGCTATGCGCTTGAGATAAAAACCGTAAGCCTCGATCCTGTCACTTTTGCCGATGAAGCCCTAGTCGCTTATGAAACCTGGCGCGTTGCATCGTATGAACTAGACACCACTAAGGTTGTTTTGAGACTCACGTCGTCCTTGGATGCAGTGAAGGCGCAAGTGCCCCGCCGCACCCTTAGCACCGAATTAGTTGGGGCGCTACCGACATCTGGCTCGCTGGTCTTAAGTTGATGTGGAGGCAATGGATTGGGCTACCACACATATTTCGCGCTGATCCACGCGACGGCATTGGCGCCGACTGCCTAATCATGACCTGGAACGTTCTTGATGCTGCAGGCGTACCACACCCCGCGTTTAACTCAAGTTGGCTTGATTTAGCCGAAACAGGGGCACATCAAGACTTAGCGCAACTTTACGAGCAAAGTACAATACCTCTAGACGCCCCAGAGGAATACTCCATTACTCTGTTTGCTGGAGCGCGGATGATTGGTGTAGGCGTTGTCGTTGACAATGGCTTGCTTTATATCCATCACCGCCGTGGCGTCCAATGGATTTCACTGGATCGTTGCAGACCGCTGGAGTTTAGGAAATTCAAATGATGCTGCCTTCCGATCGCTACCTTGCCGACATCCTTGGATTGACGGAAGAGCAATACCGTCACTTTCAAATTGAAGTACGAAAACGCGCAGCCGAAGGCCCACAACCTGCGGCAGTAGCGGAAACAGCACTGGTCTTAGCGATTGTCAACATTGTCCTTGCCGTAGGTTCCCTTGCATTATCCGCACTATTAAAGCCAGCCGTACCAAAACTAGGCCAAGCACCTGGTTCACCACGGCAGCGCCAAGAAAGCCCCGATCCAGTTATACGCAACAGTCAGTTTGCGCCAAGGTATGGCTTTGATAGCCAGCAAGAAATTGCCACGCTCGGAAGCGTAATTCCAATTGTCTATAGCAACCGCGAACTGATTGACGGCGATTATTACGGTGGCATCCGCATCAACATGCCGATGCTTTGGAA